TCATAGTCCTACATGTTTTAATTGTACTTACTTGTCCGTATGCATCTTGTGTAGTAGTTTCTTCACAAGCTGATTGTACTATTACTTTCTTATCTTTATCTTCTAAATTAAGTTCTAGAGGGTCAGCGTAATCACCAACCCCTAGTCCTATTATTGCTACGATTACTTCAATCACTACTTAGTCTTATGAGGTTCATTAAGAACCCAGTGCTTAAATTTATACCATACATGTTCTAGATATTCTTCCCAGACATACAGAGCCACTGCTGTCCCAACTATCCATTGCCATGCTGGTGCTGATACTGTCCATAGTGTTTCCATACTACTTTCCTCCTCCGTTGTTAACCCTCTTTTCTAGTTCATCTAATCTTGCTGATAGTTTTTCAATGAGTTTATCTTTGATAGCTAACTTCTTGTCTACTTCTTCTGTATTATAATATCTTGTAGAAAGTGTATGTATAACTCCATCACTTCCCGCATACAAATTTGGACCACCTGATGCAGCTCCAGCTGGAATGTTAGGCAGAGTAACTACGCCATCAGTTCTAACTAACAAACCAAGTTTACTGCCAGACATAAGACCTATTGGGTCATTAGATTCAATGATTGCATTACCAGTATCACTATAGGAAGGATTTATGTTAATCTCTTGACCATCTCTTTGTAGCTTAACAAACCCATCATTAACAATCATATCAGGTAAACCACCAGAACCTACATTAAACTCTAATAAGTTTGTGTCAGTAGAGATTCTAGCTTTAGCACCTAGTTCAGCTACATTAGCATCTATTGTTAGTTTCTTGCCATCTGTTTCTAATACTGCATCACCATCTACATCTGACCATATGCTACTACCTGAACCACCTCCTGAACTACTGTTCTTGTCTATAATAGCTACACTAACAAGTGACATATCTACAGAGCTACTTGAACCAGCAGTTTTAATTGTAAGTTGTGTAGGAGTTTTAAGGTCAGCTCCACCCGTAGTTGTTCCTTTTATTTTTGCATGAACTGTATTGATTGATGCACTAGTGGTTACATTTGAAAGACTAACTGCATAATCTGAATCACTCATTGGTGTTGCAAAGTTAATGGTATAGTCGCCTGTAGAGTTTCTATCAACAGAGCTAACATTGTTACTACCTTTAATAGTAGGTGGAGTAGTTGTACCATCAAATGTAACATAAGTTGCTGGTGTACCACCACCACCTGAACTTGCACCAGCTGATATTAAGAAACCCTGTAAACAAGTAAGGTTTGAAGGGCTACCCTGATACCCAGCTGTTTGTTTGTTGTAACCCTGTAGTTCTACATAATCATCTTTACCATTTAAATAAAATAAAGCATTGACACTTCTTGCTGGATGGGTGGAGTCTGAAGAAGTAGACAAACCAACAAATTCATCTTTATCAGGGTCATAAGTTCCAGAGTCAAAATTTCTTACTATTTTACAACTAATACCAGTATTTATTCCAAGTCCTGAAACTTGTCCTTGAAAAGAATACCAACCAGCTACTGTTGGTTTATAACGATGAGTTGAATTATCAAATCCTTCATCATCAGATTCAAGTGGAAGTTTTATCCATTCATCTAAAGGAGAAGATATAGTTGCTGGTAGATTAGCTAATACTTGAGCAGTCTTACCACCTGTTCCTACTGCTACAGGCATTTTGGCTTCGTTCCAAGCCGTAAAGGTATTAGTCCTAGTTTTATCAACTCTATAAGTTCCACCTGCAGGAACTATAAATAAGCTAGTATTGTAAGCATGAGGAGTACCAGAGTGTTTACCAGAAGTACCCATTGTAATACCATCTATAGTTACATACCAAGTACAAGCCTCTGCATGAGTAGAACTTGCTCCTATCTGTAGATATAATGGAACATCATAAGGGTTAACATAATCTGTTGCCCAAGCTCTTTCTGCTAACTTATCTTCCCATACCATAGCTTCTGGAGTGTAACTACCACCACCTGAACTTGCTCCACCAGTACCTAGTTTTTGTATGTCTACTTGTGTAAGTATAGTTGGACCTGATTTACTGGTATAACCTAAACCATAAGTTACAGCTTTTTCCATATAATGTTGCACTTGATAAGTATGAGGCTCTGTTAAAGTGACATAATACTTACCACTTGACCAATCAACATCAGTTGCCAAGTAAGCTATACCACCTTGAGATACCTTTACATTGTCTGTAACGCTGTGTAGGAAGCAGTTATGATAATTAACACCTGAACTAGCTGGTGCTTTAAAGTCAATAACATAAGTTCCAGCTTGAAGTGTAAAGTTTAAATCTTCAGATAAAGTTACAATATTGTCATCATCATATTCAATCTTGTTTAATGTTCTTTGTTGAATACCCGCAACATTAGTACCACCATATGTCCCCTGTGGCTTCTCATCTACTATTCTAGCGAATGAACTTGAAGTACCTGTTTCACTACCAGATGAAACTCCACCAGTACCTACTTTTTGTATATCTACTGTTGTGAAGATAGAAGGTCCAGATGTTGAGTTAAAACCAAGACCATATCCTGCCGTAGCAGTTGATGCATTAAGGCAGACTTTGTAAGTATGTGGTTCTGTTAAAGTAACAAAATAAGAACCATCTAAAACTTTTGAACCATCTACTGATGCACTTCCTACAACATGTGATGAAATACCAAAACCTACATTTTTATCATCTGTAACACTATATAAAAACACTGAAGTATTTGTTGTGTTATATACAGAAGTAGAGAAATCAATAACATAAGTACCTTTTTGCAAAGTAAACTCTTTATCATCTGCTAAAGTAACAATGCTATCTTTATCATATTCAATCTTGTTTAATGTTCTATCTTGCATACCTACAACACTACTACCACCATGAGTTCCTTGTGGTTTCTCATCAACTATTCTAGCAAATGAAGTTGGTGTTCCTGTTGCTTCACCTGAACCACCGCCTGTAGATTGACCTGTGATTAGATGAGCTGATAGGAAAGTTATTTCTTTTTCAACTTTAGGTGAACTACTATTTATATATGCTTCTAAAGTTATTGAATCATTAACACCATCAAGATAAACAATTCCTGATATATTAGAGGTTATATGGTCATCTTCTCCTCCACGCATATTTAAGTTTGTAGAAGCTAAAGCATGGTCTCCATTTTTAAGGACTCTACATAAAGCTGTCTGCACAGGAATTGCTGAACCTGATGAATTTAATACTGCTGAAATTTGATAATATCCCGCAACAGATGGTTTAAATTCTCCACCACTAAAAGAGTTAGATGTGTCATACTCTACATTATCTAAATTTACTTGTGTCCATACTTGTTTAGAAATAACTTGGTCTGCACTATTTTTAGCCATAACTACAACCGCTTCTTTCTCTGTAACCTCACCACCACCTGAACCACCACTGACTAATACAGGCTTGTTGTCAAATACTGTTATTTCTGATTCAAAAGCATTTCCATAACCTGTAGAAGTGATAGTTGCAAAATAAAGCCTGTTTTTAGTGCTAGTGGCGATTCTATCATCTCTTAAAAGTGCTGTTGCACCAAGTCCTGAAGTTGGATAAGTAACTATACCTGTTGTTATATACTTGTCATCTTCAAATAATCCATCTTCAAAGTCAATAAAGTATTTACCTGTTGTAATTTTACCTATTCCTTTAATGCCTAAACCATTATAAACACCATCCATAGTAGGCACTGCTTCAGTCCCTGTTATTTCAGAATCTATAATTTTAGCCATTGCTTTAGCAGTACCATATACTTCTGTAGTACCTGTCTCTGGAGTAACTGCTCTTGTTGTTTCTTCAGCAGTAGCGTTAATACAATACAACATAGCTACATTACGAGGTCTTGTTTCTTCACCACCTTCTGAGCTTGTTGGTATTTTTGTTGAGCCAGATAAAGACCCATAGCTTCCCCCTCCATTAGCACCACCAGCTCCACCAAGATGGGTGTGTTCTTTAAACTCATCATCCTGTTTATTACCTACAGGCAATGTATCTGATGAACCTCTAATGAATTCATCTTGTAAGTCAGGTAAGTTGAATGTAGTTGAACCATCACCTACACCATAAGTATCACCTACTTTAGAATAGAGTAAGCTATATGTATCTCTTGATACTTCTGAACCATCACAATGTAACCATCCTGTTGGAACGCTATCCATTGCGAAAGGTGCTACCATACCAATAGCTGTGTCTACAGATGGGTTAGCAATAGCTAAAGGCATACGAGCTTCTTTCCAATTAGACAAGTTAAGTGTCCCTTTGTCTGTTGCTCTTAATTCATATGTTGAACCCGATGGAATTACAAATAGATTACCAGCATATAATCTAGCACCACCTCCACTTCCCTGTCCTAATGCATTAAAATTAGTACCATCTATCCACATATTACAGTATTCGTTTGCACTGTTTGTTGTAGTATTAATATAAACATATATTGGAACATCATTAGTGTTTGTATAAACTACATCAAAATCTCTTTCTCCCGACTTATGTTCCCATACTAAATCTTCAGGTGTAGGTGTAGGACCACCACCACCAGATGAGGCTTCTACTTCTGTCCAATCACCATCTTGTCTAGCATATTGTTTACCATCTACAGGAGCTTCTTCTATACCACTACCACCACTACCCCCACCTTCAACCATTTTCATTATGTAGTATAAAGAATAATATGGAGGTAAATTCTTATCAACTCCTGATACACCATTAGCGTTTATGTTTTTGTTTGTAACAGTGTTTCCACCACCTATGTAATCAAAACCAGTTTTACCTTGATTACCACCAGGTCCTTGAATGGGTACAGTAGTTGGTGCTGAATGGGTATGAGAAACAACAACTGCATCTTTACTACCACCTTCTGCATCTAAATCATATGTTGTACCTGCTCCAACTACAAACTTATCTCGTAAGTCTGGAGTGTCATTTGTTCCATCACATATTTGCCATCCTTCAGGCACTTCAGGAATAGACCACATAATGATTGAGCCTTTAGGTAAGCTTCCTCCTGTACCACTGCCTCCGCCACTACTTGATGCTACATCTAATACAATAGATACAGGAGTATCATTAGCAACAGTACCTGTAGCTGATTCTGCTTCTAATACTAGTTCTCTGTAACCTGTTAAATCTGATATAGACAGAAGTTTAAATACACCTTGACCATTATCAGATGTTACAGTAAGTACATCATCTACTTTTACTTTATCAAAGTCTCTTAAAGCCCCATCACCATCTGTATTACTAATGTATATTCTAGTAGCATCCTCAAACTTCATTGTAAAGTCCATACCAGCAACTAAATATAAGTTACCAGCACCAGGGTCTCTAGCAACATTACTAGCCCATTTGTTTGTGTAGTTACCTACAATAGCACCACTAGCTCCTTCTATTAGGTTATCTACTTCTTCTTTAGTATATGTATTATCTTTATCTGCTTTTTGAGAAAGCTTACCATCTATTTCAGTTGTATTATAAGTTTCAGCTTTGGTATAACTATCACCAACATTAGCTTTACTATCTAAAAGTGTATCTGTAGCTTCTTTAGTATATACATCACTTGTGTTAGCTTTCTTTGCAATCTCTACATCTTGAGCATCTTGAGAGGCATTTATTTCAGCTTTAGTGTAAGTATCTACAGGAGATGGTAAGTTTGCAATAGCATTGGTATTAGCAGTAATATTTACATCTTGAGCATTTTGTTGCGCATCTATCTCATCTTTAGTATAGACATCAGGTAACTCTGATGTAGGTATATTAGTTAATCCACTTCCATCACCATATAAAACACCATCAACAGTTATGTCATTAGCAACAGTTACATTACCTAATTCATCAACTGTAAGCTTATCATGATTAGGTATACCTAATTCAGCAAGAGTAGGTAATTCTGTAATTAATCCTGTTAATTGAGAGCCATCTCCTGTATGTACACCATCTATATTTCCATCAGATGTAATATCTCCATTAACATGAAGATTACCTGCAACATTTACATCTCCTGGAAACTCAGTAGACGATGCTGCTGGAATACCATCATTAGCTCCACCTGGTCCTCTATATATAGCCATTAACTTTCCCTATTAAAGTTCTTTGTTTTTCTTTTTAGACTTCTTTTTCTTTACTACAATATCGTCAAACACTTCTTCTTCTATTGCTTTCTCTTCAACTAAAGTATATCCTGGGTGTACTTCCATAGATTGTATATCTAAAGCTGTATGAACTTCCATTGTCTGACCTGAAATATTGCATTTAAAAACTGCCATCCTAGTATCCTCCTAAAAGCTTAGCTCGTTGGTCCATAGTCAAATTAGGATTAAGAAGGTCAAGTTCTTTTTCTGCTTTATTATATGCTTTTTGAGTTTTAGCTGCACTAGAACGTGCCTGTAGTTTTTTCTTATATGCATAATCACCCTTTGAATATTTAGGGTTTGGTTTTTTAGCTCTTGTCTTTTTAACTACCTTAGCTATTTTCTTTCCTGTCTTATATACTTTTGCAGCTTTACCCATAGGAGTCATACTTCCTACAGCCGCTACTCCTCTACCTAGTTTTTTAACAGTCTTCTTTAAAGCTTTTTTTAAAGGGCTCTTTTTCTTTACTCCTGTCTTTGTAATACTTTGGTTCTTCTTAGCAACTTTCTTTGCAGGTTTTCTTGTGTATTTAGTTCCAGCCATTATAATCTCCTATTGATATCTTTATAGCCACTAGAATAGTAGCTATAAAAATATCCCCTCGAATGAGGGGAATATTCTTTATGCAGGTACAACCAAAGCAAAAGCTGAATCTTCTCTAAGCTCCTTAACACCATAGATTGTATCTGAAGTGTAAAGAGTAGACAAGTAATCTTGCTTGTACTGTGTTTGTGAACGCACATTCAATTGCTCTACTAGAACAGCTGCGTCTTTATGACCCATGAGACATACTCTGTCTCCACCTGTTGTTGTATCAGCATTTGAAGTAACATATACAGGAATACCATATAAGTTACCAATTTGACCATTACGGATTGTGTTAGCAGATGCTGCTTCGCCAACAAAGTCCATAGCTGTATATCGGTCTAGACCCATAAGAGTATTTCTAGCTGCAGGTGGGATTAAGAAAAATCTACCTGAAGTAGGAACATCTTGGTCATCCATTTTCTGAATAACATTTCTAATTGCAATATCAGTCAAAGCTGCTGCATTAGAACCATCATACAATGTATCACCATCAGCACCAATATAACCTGCGTCATATGAAGCGTCAGCAGTACCACCGTTCATTACTCGACCTAGTTGAACCATGTCAGTATCCACTTGTTTTGCAAGTGCATAACCAGCATCGTCTGTGTAGAATCTACGCATTGATGATAGTGCTTGTACTTCTGTGATATCTTCAATGAAACGTGAGTATTCATAGTGTTTATCAATTGGTACAATTACTTCTGTTTCAGTTGCAGCAATAAGTGTAACTGCTGTTTCTGAAGCTTTTAGAGATGCTTCACCTCTAGTTGGTTTAGGGATATGAATTGTATCACCTTTTTTGCCTTTGAAAGACATTTTTTTGAACAGATTCGCTGCAACTAAATTTGCTTTATACGCTGCGATGACCTCGTCGGACCAAATCTCAGGTATAAAAACGGCAGCAGTCGTGTTCGTGACTTGTGGGGTTGGATATGCCATTTTAATTTCCTCTCTATATTGTTTTTAAATGACTCGCCCTTCTTGATATGCTAACATTATCTCATCAGATAATGCATCATATTTGTCTGGGTCTGTCTGCATTAAGTTAATAATATCGCTACGTCGATATTTCTTTTTAGAGACAGGTTCGTTATTTCCTTTGCTTCCAACACTAGCTGCTTTCAATTGATTATCTTTATCTATTTTACTAGTCTCTGCTACCTTAGCTATTCTTTCCTGTTTATCAGTCCAGTTAGTAAGTAACTCTTTAGCAGAGTCATAATCAAAATGTACTTCAGCTCTGTTGTATAACTCGGAGCGAACTTTAGAACCATTTATCCATTCAGCAAAGTTAGGGTCTTGGACAATCTTTTCCAACTCAGGGTACTCAGCATTTAGCTTAGTCAAAGTAGCAGTACGCTTCATTTGCTTTGCTGCATCTTGAGCTTCCTTAATAGCAGGATGATTATCAATTTCTTTCTTTACATGTTCTTTAGGATTTTCAATAAAATCCACTGGATTAGATTCTTCTACCTCAGTCTGTGATGCTTTCGAAGTTTGTGTAGAAATAAAGTCATCAACAACTTTCCTAAGTTCTCCTACCTCAGAGCCTTGTTTGCCAATAAGCTTTTCAGCTTGTTGGTGCATTTCTGCAATCTCTTTAGCAGTCTTCCCTTTATACTTCTCTGGTAAGTCATCTTCTTCTTTTGTAGCTGCCTCTTCCTGTACAACTGGGTCTTCCTCGACTGGTGTAAGCTCTTTCTCAAGATTTGCCTCTACTTTCTCTTGGTCTTCTACCACTGGTTGGTCAGGTACAACTACTTCTTCTACTTCTTCTATTATATCAGCCATATTATTCTCCTGTGCTTAAAAGCATTATAGGGAGATAACTAAGGAGACTAACCCTTATTTACCTCTAGTTAAAGTTAAGACTCTTGCCTTTCAGTAAGAGCATTGTGTTTCTTCGCCCATTTCGCATGTGCGTCGGGGAAGTCACCAGATACACCTTCTAACATTATGGTAGGAGCACTAATAAGTTTCTTAGACTCTTTACCACATGTTGGGCAATCTGTTGTTGTAGTGTATTCAATTATCTTATCAAATACACCACAATCCTTACATTCAAAATCAAACAGTATCTTCATTTTCTAAATCTTGATGTGCTTGTTCTGAAACATCCTTCAGATTGATTAACCAGTTCATGATTCTTAATTCACCTCTACGAGCAAATAAAGTTTTCTCATCTTGTATATCTTCAATCTTAATTGTTGCTTTTATTTTCTTAATGTCATCTACTAAGTCTTTCCATCCTTTTGTAGTAAACATTGTAAATCTATCTTCGTAATATTGTTGTAGTTCTTTATCCATAATATCCTTATTTATTCATTACATACATTGTAACTTCAAAACCAAATCTCATTTCTGTTGCTTGAGGTGTAGTCCATGTGTTCATATTATTCTCCTAAGTTTAATTTAAAAGAACAAGTTCAGGTGAGAGCTATGCAAGTCACCTTTGATGTTACATATACATAAGATTTTTATCTATATCTTATACTAATAGTTTATCATATTTTAATGCAAAAGTCAAGCTTTATTTTGTTTCTGTACCATTTGCATTTTAACAATCTCTTTATTATCTTTCATATCTTGTTGTTTAATCTTAAGTTCTGCTTCTTTTAACATAAGTTTTGCAGTAGCTTCTCTTCGTTTAAATTCTCTTTCTTTTTCATCTGACTCACTAGGTAAATTAGTTGCAAGAGAAGTCATTAGTTTAGCTTGTATCTCTTGAGGAGCTAACTGTGCTTCTACTTGATACTTCTGAGCTTGTGCCATATTCTCTTGAGCTTCAGCATTATTAAGTGCTATTTCTGCTTTAGCTTGTTCTAATTGTACTTGTGTTGCCATTTGAGATTGTTCATCTTGAGCTTTTTTACCTTGTTGTAATGTTTCAATTAAGGTAGCTCTATTCTCAAGACTAGAGTTTTGAATAATACCTTCTAGTAATAAAGGTACTACTGGACTGTTTGGTCCAAGAGTTTTAAGTAGATTTAAGAATTGTAACTGTTCTACTTCTTTAGCTAGATTGCCTAGAGAAGAGTTAGCTACAAACTTATAATCTGCAACAGGGAATTCTTCTGGTGCAAACTGCATAAATCTATGTGCTACTTTAGTAATGAATGGAACCAAGAAGTTGTCTTGGAAGTTCACCAGTGTACGTTTGTTCTTTTTAAGTATGGTAGCTAGGGTTACAGAGAGTTCTCCTCCTGTAGGTTGCTTAACATCACTTTGAGTATCTAAAGTATTTGTAGCTTGGAGTAACATCTTCTGGAAAGCTTGTGCTGTTTGTAAATTAGATGTATCTGTTTGACCAAACTGAAATGGTTGTAGAACTTCTCTTGGGTCTCCGTTAGTAAGTATTGTTTTACCAGGTCGTACCTCAAACTTAGCTCCTCTAGGTAATCGTGTTGCATCCATACCCATCATAGGTGCAGTAGTTAAAGCTAGTGAATCTAGGTGTGCTCTTAACTGTGCATCAATTGCTTTCTGCATATTGTAGCCTTTTTCTGCTACTCCTCTACCCCAGAATCTCTTAGGTACAGTATCATCTTGATATGCTACGATTGGTCTGTCTTTCATCATATATGGACTTCTTTCTGCTTTCAGAAGTACATCATCGTTACCAATTACTACAATACCTTCTACTAATTTACCATATTCTTGTAATATGTCTCCTGTTCCTTCATATGTTTCACCACTATCAGGATTATCAAGTAATTTCTCTGGAACTAGACCATAATACCTTACAATCTTAACTTTGTCTTGGTCATAGTCTTCATCTATCCAAGATTCGTCTAAATCTGCTTCATCTGGAGCACTTCCTCCTAAATCAGCTTCTAAATACACTCCATCTTCTATATTCTTAGCTACATGGTGTGCAGATACGAATTCTTCAATAGCACATCCCATTGCATCGTCTACTGTAGTAGCATTAGGGTCGATAAGGAAGTTTTGTGGGCTAATAGGATTTAGAGTTACTGTAATTTTTTCTTTTTCTTTTGTACCAATAGCTACAGAATCTAAATCACCCATAACTTGTGTTGCAGGTTTTAGTACTTTTTCTCTATTGACTACAACTTCTCCAATACCTGTACCATATATAGAAGATAATAAGATTGCATCTCCTACAGCTTTACGTAATCCTGTTTGTTTAAAGCATTGTTTCATGTAAGACTGCATATAGTCTACATCTTTAGAGTCCTTATCCATAAGGTCGTCATCAATACTAAACAAATCATCACCATTACCAAAGACACCTTCTTCAATCTCTGATGCATGGTTCTCAATAGCTTCTTGAAGGACGGGAGATACTAGTCTACTTCTTTCAGACTCTCTTAATCTATCACCAGAGTCCCATTCACCTCGCCACAGTCTTTCATATTCTTTCCAACGGTCTAGATAGTTCTCATCTCGACTATCTCTCCAGTCCATTAAATGTCCTTGAATCCATGAAACCAGTTTATTATTTGTTTCGTACTGTGCCATTGTGTATTCCTCTTAGTTAATAACCAGAAACCATGTCTAAGGCTTCATATTCTTCGTCTATATCTTCAAAATGCATTTCAACTTGTGCAATCTGTTGTATATATGCTAATGCATCTACCAAGTCATCATGTAATTGAGCATTAGGAAAGTTTACTAGCTGGTCAATGAATGGAGTATTCCAATCACCTGTCTCTAATACAACTTTCCTATTTTCAAATAGCCCTTGTAACGACCATATAATTCTTTCACTCTTCTTTCTGTTACCATGATTCAGGTCTTCTATCCTGAAGTACATGTTGTTCTCTCTCATTAAATCATTTAAGTATGGTGCTGCTGCATTTTTAAGAGAACCTTTTTCTATACCAATCTTTGTTGGCATGTAATCCTGTACAGCTTTAAAGATTTCTCTACAAGTTTCTTGTATATCCCATCTTCCGTGTTTTATTTCTTTGACCCACCATCCTTCTTGGTGAACTTTAACGATTGCAATAGCTGTCTCATCCAGTTTCCTATTCTTGTTACCTGCTTCTTTATCCACAGACACAAATCCAGCCAAGTCGACTGCAATGTAGTAACGACCATCTTCAGGTTCATCTTCTTCATCTCCATATTCTATCCATTCCTCTTTAAATATGTCCCTTGAAGCTGCTTGAAAACTAGCAAGGAACTCTTGTCTAAATGCAAAGCTACTCATTGAGGTCTTTGCTGCTTCTATTTCTGATTCTGGGATTAATGGATTGTCATAAGAAGAATAGTGAAACTCTTTCCAATCTTCATCTGTTCCTTTTTCTGCATACTTATATAGCTCATAAAAGTGGTTACGACCTTTAGGAGTTCCTATAAAGAGTGCTTTACCTTGTACATCTGCTAATGCCGGTCTTAGAATCTGTTCCCATACATTAGGTTTAATATCTGCATATTCGTCAATAACCAAAAAGTGTAGACCTACACCACGAAGTGTATCTGGTCTATCTGCTCCTTTTAAGTATATCTTACGACCATTGACTAAAGTTAGTACAGATGTATTCTCATGTGCTGCTGATATAACATCCTTACCTAAATCTTTTAGAACACCCCACATAATATCTTTTGCTTGTTGGAATGTTGGTGCTACATAAAATACATCTTTAGATTCACTCTGTAGTGCCTCAATAAGAAGCAACCAAGCAGCTAACCTAGACTTACCAAACCTACGACCAGCAGCAACAATTCTAAATCTGTGTTCGTCGTCAAATACTTCTCGTTGTTTCTCGTGTAACTTAACCTGTAATTGTGTCATTATCGTCTAGTATTATACGCTTTAAGTTAGATAACTCATCTTTAGTAACAATAGTTTGAGCTTCAAACTCTCCCCACTCCTCTCTAGGAGTAATGATACCACTGGGTGTAAAATTATCCTTCTTCGACATTGTCTGCTTGTCCTTCTATAGTATTTACTTCGTTTATGTTAACAGGAGAGTCTACTCCACTAATCTGTATTTCTATCTTATTACCAGAACCCTTAGCTTTAGTTAAGTAGTCCTGTGGTATAACTCTGTCCATAACCATCTTAAGACATACTACCTGGTCTTTGTCGTCATCGTCAAGAGCTTTGTTAAGTACCTTTTTAACAACCTTATCACCAGCCGTAGATAACATAG